CCTTTGGGTTCCGATACCCGCTTGGCCCAAGCTCCTCCTACCGTCCGGACCGGCCCATTTTCAGCCGGGGCAATGAGCGGTCCATCATCACATCGGTCTACAACCGGATCGCGCTGGACGCGTCCTCCATCGCCATCCAGCACGCGAGGCTGGATGAGGACGGGCGGTTTACCGAGGTGATCGACTCCTCGCTGAATTCCTGCTTGTCCCTGGAGGCGAATCTGGACCAGACCGGACGGGCCTTTATCCAGGACGTGGTCATGTCCATGCTGGACGAGGGCTGCGTGGCCATCGTGCCCACGGACACCGATATCGACCCGGAAAACGGCTCCTACAAAATCGAGAAGCTGCGGGTCGGCAAGGTCCTGGAATGGTATCCACAGCACGTAAAGCTGCGGGTCTATAACGAGCAGCGGGGTGAAAAGCAGGACATTATCCTGCCAAAGAGCACGGTGGCACTGGTGGAGAACCCGTTCTTCGCAATCATGAACGAGCCCAACTCCACCATGCAGCGGCTGATCCGGAAGCTGAACATTCTGGACGCCATCGACGAACAGAGCGGCTCCGGAAAGCTCAATCTGATCATCCAGCTCCCCTACGTCATCAAGACGGAAGCGAGACGTCAACAGGCGGAAAAACGCCGTAGAGATATTGAGGAACAGTTGTCCGGCTCCAAGTATGGCGTCGCTTACACCGACGGCACGGAGCATGTGGTGCAGCTGAACCGGCCCATCGACAACAATCTGATGTCCCAGATCGAATACCTGACGAGTATGCTTTACAGCCAGTTGGGAATCACCCAGGGGATATTGGACGGCACTGCTGATGACCGGACGAAGCTGAACTACGACAACCGGACCATCGAACCCATCCTGTCCGCCATTGTTGACGAAATGAAGAGGAAATTCCTCACCAAAACTGCTCGGTCACAGAAGCAGTCGATCCTGTTCTTCAGAGACCCGTTCAGGCTGGTGCCCATCAACGACATCGCCGAAATTGCCGACAAGATGACCCGCAACGAGATCATGACCTCCAAT